AGATCCAGGTTGGGTTCCAGTACCACCGTTAGCATTATATCTACCACCGCCACCAGATCCACCGTTGGATCCAGTATTCTGACCGTCAGCACCACCTCCGCCACCACCAATAGCAGTGATAGTTGTAAATGATCCAGGACCAGTAATAGTAGTATCACCACCATTATTTCCAGGAACTCCAGTACCAGAACCGCCCCCACCAATAATTCCTACAGTAACAGTATGATTACCAGTGGTAGGAAAATGCTTTTCTGTACCAAGTCTTGGTTGCTCAGCACCATAATAGACGACTCCACCGCCGCCTCCGCCGCCACCAGAGCGACCTCCGCCGCCTCCGCCGCCACCTACTAGCAGAACCTCAGCATATCCAGCAGAAGACACATTGAATGTACCGTTACTAGTAAATGTATGAATGCGCCAACCGTCATAGTCGTAAATAAAATTGCCACCAGTTGCAACCATACCAGCAGCAAGTTCAGTCGATACACTAACAGCAATCCAATTGGCACCATTGTATATCTCAGCTCTGTTTTGTTCAGTGTTATAACATAACTGACCTGCAACAGGATTGGTAGGTCTCTGAGCATTACTAATAGTAGGGAGTTTCAAAGCACCATTACCACATCGAGCATCCAACTCGAAGTTGATCTTCATGGTGGTTCCTGCTTGAGTTCTTACAACACCAAGAATAGGACCTGCTATATCTCCAACGTATAATTTACTCATATTATTTTACCCAGAACCATCCGTTTGCTTGACCTAAAGTATCCTGTCTCAGTCCACAGTTCGTTCCTTGCTCAGGATGCCTGCCGTAAGCGAAATAAGTAGTCCCACCTGTATGGTGATCTCCCATACCGTGAGTACCCGTGTTTGGGTTTCTATCGTTGAATTGTCCTTCATATTGCAAGGCAATGTTTGTACGAGCATTTTGATTACTTGCACTATTGGCTAGATCAATAGTCATAGCATATGGAAAGAACTGATTGATAGGACCATAGTTACCAGTCCAATGACCAGACTCCAACCAATATGGTGTCTGCCCTCTATATAGACTACTATTCCTCAGGTTTTGAATAAAACTATCTGCCATCTTGATGGTAACCTGAGCATCATAGATTGGACCCTGTAGATATCCATCAGTTCTAGTGAATGTACCATACTGATTGTTAGTTACATGAGATTGACAATCTTCTATTCTAACAACAACAGCACAGACCCAACCGCCAGCATATCTACGATTGTCAACGTACATTCTGTATGCTGAACTTTCGTTATTAGGTTGAATATAGTAATACCCAGTCTCAAATCCAGCATAATTTAGATGCTGTCCGCTAGGAGCAGGATTAGAGGGAAGTCCTAATGTTGATGTAGAACTAGCACCAGTTCCAGATGCTACCCAATTAGTGCCATCCCATGCCTCAACTCTGTTCTCAGTTTCATTATAAAATAACGAACCAACTCTTGTACCTTTGAGTGGTCTTTGATTTGCAGGTGCGTTAGGAATATTTAGAGTCTTCGCTCCAGATTCCATTTGTAATGTTCCATCAACACGCAATGGATCATTTACATGTACATTGAACTGGGGTACGGTAACGCCTTCAACTGTTACAGAAGTATCAAGTCCTGCTATATTTGTTACATTTAGGCGACCCATTATCTAACGCTCCACGCTGCTCCTGACTGAACCGTAACCGTGAAACCTTGTGAAATTGTAATTGGTCCTGCACTCAAACCATTGGCAAATTCAGGTCCATTGTTAGTACCTGTCGTTCCAACAGTCAAGTTTTCATCAATTGTAGCAGCATTAGTTCTAATAACACTTTTCTCACCAATGGAAGGACCACCACCAGCAAGAGGGAACCAATCCCTAGCACCAGATCCAGGTGCAGTTTCTCTATAAATTTCTGCCCCGAGTTCTGTAGTATTGAAACGCAAAGTACCATCGTCAGGTGATCCTGGTCTTTGCAAAGTAGTTCCAATAGGTAACGTTAGAATTGCGTCACCATTAGTGTTCAGAAACCGTAAGGCAGAAATCGTGGCATCAGTTGCCTGAGATATATTATTGCCATTGATTTGAGTAAGTGCCATTTCTCGTTCTTATACCCTGTGTACTATTTAGATAGGCAGCTCAACAATATGAACTGTATCCCCTGCCTGTGGAATTGTGCCTGTATCAAACACAACGTTGGTGCCATTACTATCAACGTTGAAGTTGACACCGCCAATTTGTGCAACACCATTGATGTATACAAGAACTGAACTTGCAGTATGAGTAAGACTGCTATAACCAGTAATTGCAAATGTACTCTGTGCTACCGTTAGAACTGTAGATCTGGTAATATACTTAGCAGGAGAAACTGCGCCGCGGCCAGTAACAGTAAGATCACCATCGATGTAGGTGTTACCCTGCACCTCAAGTCTGTTATTAGCATCGTTAGATGCTGCAGTTCTACCAAGACCAACGTTACCACCAGCAGTCAGATCGATTGCACCAGTATTAGTTAGTCCAAACTCATACCAGTTTTGCTGCCAACGAATCCAACCAAGTGAATCGCCAAGTTCCCAGTTTTCATTATAAATGATATCACCATCATCTGGCGTATCATATGTTCCAGGACTAAATGCAGAGAAGTCAGGTAAACCGTTAGCATCTTTTGGTGCTAACAGCGTCTGCTTCAGGATTGTACCATCCTGGTTGTTGTATGTCAGTTTACGTGCAAGTATGTTACCCGTAGATGACAAAGTGTTCTGGAATGTGACTGGACCAGAGAATACTGATTCCAGTGCGTTGGAACCACCACCGATAACAGTTAGTTTATCAGTAAGAACCAACTCAGAGAACGTTTGAATAGTTGTGTTTTCTTCACCAACAACATTCAATTGTGCAATATCTTCGTTAGTAATCTGACCCGTAACTGGGTTGATAACCTGGTTACCAATGAATAGGTCACCGTTAGAGTTTAGACCTGAGTAGAATGCAACACCTGCATCTTCCTTGATTGACTGAGAGAACTTGATCTGATCATCAGTAAGTGTCTCAACCTGTGTCTGTGGGAATGCTGTGGAGTAGTTACCAGGACCGAAACCAGTATATTCAAAGGTGTGGTTACCAGAACGTAGAATAGAGTGTCTTCTCAGTTCTACAGGAATTGGTGCAAGGTTACCTTCGCCATCAACACGAATAGGAATCTTACGAGTTTCAGCATCACCTAAGCGTGCAGTCAGTGGAATACCCGACAACTGAACGTTTGCTGCATCCCAGTTAGGTGTAGTACCAGGTTGTGACCAACCACTATCAGCAACCAATTTCAGTGTTGCTTCCTTAGTGATAGAACGCTGAGGATCTTTGTTATTGATAGCAGGTGTAGAACCATTGGTAGAATATACCAAACCGATGATTCTCTTATCAGCAACAGAAACTGCTGCTTCGGGATCTGCTACAGGGTTGTCTCTATCGAATGATGGATAAACTTCATTGACATTCTGAGAGAATCTCTTATCATCGTAGTTACCAACAGGAGATCCTGCTTCACCAGGAATAACAGATGCCCATAGAAGTGTCAAATAGTAAACACCATCGTTGACACCTCTTTCAAACTTAGTAACAGTTTCAATATCATACAGATAGAATGTTTGCGTAAGTTCGTATCTTGTGGTATCTGTGTTCAATGGTTGTAGAACAAAACCTGAGATAGGTGAACGTGGCAATGGCAACTGCTGATCTTGTGGGATCACCATTCGTACACGATACGTTCTGTCAACCAGGTTTCTTGCGTCAGGGACACGAGAGATGAACGTAGTTGGTGTGAAGTTTACACTATCGTACTTAGTTCTACCCGTCTGGATAGAAGCATAGATCTGGTTATCAGTTGGATTTGTAGAAATATACCAACCAGCAGGATTGTAGATTGGATTGCCATTTGCATCCGTACCAGTTTGTCCAAATGCACCACCATAGGTGCCTTCATCGTATTGGAATGGAGATCCTACTTCACCAGCAGTAGAAGTAGAAACAGTAGGACCGAATGGTGAGATTGCTGCAGATCTTACTGATGCAGTGGTTGCACTGTTATCAGCAAACAGGAGACATTTTACTTTATCTGCAACTGCTGCAGCACCAGTGCCATCTTGTCTGGCACCTACCGCATAACCTTGAATGCGAGTCGGAGGAGCAGCATCTAATGCAGTATAACCATAAAGATATAATCTACTACCAGCAGTCTGACCAATGTTATTCAACTGTCCATTCACTTGTCTAGTACGAGTGATGTCAATGTTTACCCAGTTGACTGATACTTCTTCCACGTCTGCAAGAGACTTAGGTGGAACGATGTGCGTAAGTTGTCCAGACTTATCTTTAGTAAATGATTTTAGTTTGAAACCTTTAGATCTAAGAGCTGTTGATCCAAAGTTAGAGTTTGAGTTCGTGATCGACATGTCAGCGCCACGGAAACCAGCGAAGTGGTCGCCGTAACCCACAGCAAACACAGAAACGACCTGACAAAATGCGTCGTTAGAAGCCATGACGTGGGTGTGTATCCACCCCTTTCTATAACGTGCGAAACCATCTAAGTGAGCACCATCTCCAGATGTTGCTGCAAGATAGTTACCTGTAGATTCATCATATCGTACGAATGCTCTATCATCTTTCTGAAGACTCAATCCCGTGAATTGAGCCACAACCATTGATTTGAAACCAGTTGCTTTCGCACCATCAGCGTGCATTCCATTCATGCCCCAAACCGATCTCAAGGATAGGTTGAACATGTATGGTGATGCAGAGTCAACTGTATCAATCTCAACTTTGACCACAATGTTTGAACCAATTGCAGTACCAGTTGGTTCCTGAATCATCTGGTAAGTAAAGACATTACCTGATGCAGATGTAACTTGGAACGAACCATTATACAATGATGCATCCACTTCACCAGATGTACCAGTAGATGATGTAACACCACTGATGTTGACGTTCACACCAACAGAGAAACCATGGTTTCGTGGGTTACCAAACTCATCAACAGTAACCGCTGTAGCAGTTTGACCGTTACGAGTAATTTGAGAAATACGATATTCATCAGAAATAGGACCAACGATCCTGTTTTCCTCAACCCTTGCCTGAATCTGGTCAGTCTCAGGATCTCCAGAAGTATCAGGAATTGTAGCAAATGCTTTCGATACTTTCTGATAGTAGATATCGAGGTCAGTTCTGTCAAGGATATTAGCAACAGCAGAGTAATCACTGTTAGGAACTCTGCCGTCTTCAATCAACTTGGAAAGACTGTTTAGACCATCAGCAAAACCAAATGCTGTTACTTTATGGTGTGAATACGATGGAGGAATAGTTTCAGTAGAGTCTGGTCTAAAATATACACCAGTGTCATCACCATCGAAGAATGAGAACTGCCAAAAATAGCAACCACCAGTTACGCTAAAGATATTTACGGGAGGAGGAACCTGGTCCTCAGTATTGATATTCTTTGCAGCGTAGATAGTAGGATAAGGAATGTACTTAGGAATAATCTTAGTACGACGAAGGTCAGAACCAACAATGGAACAACCTCTAGGAACAATAACACCACCCTCAACAGAGTTGTACTTATACAGTACATTATTAGGTGAGGTAACATCAAAGTTAGAGTTAGCGTCAAGTGGCGCTACATTAGTATAAAGAACATCACCAGGTCTGTTATCGATAACATACTCAGAAGGATAGAGATAGATCGAAAATGCGTCAAATTCGTCGTTCGATAGACCAACACGATATGAGAAACGTGCCACCTCAAGAAATGCACGCTGCAGACTCTTGAAAGGTCTCAATGAAGAGTTGCCTCTGTTGTCAATCGCATCCGAAGCATCGAAATCATCGGGGTTGACGTAGATAATACGTCCCGTACGGGACGTGATAATATTCTTGAGTCTTGTTAGTGACATTTGCTATCTACTATCCTTCTTTGTTATTTATAGACGGTCATCAACCGCCACCAGATGCACCATCTGCAGCAATACTAGCATTGACATCAAAGGATCGTACAGTAAAGTCCGAAGAACTATCTTGGAATCCACTATAGTCAAAACTGATATTTTGCGTTGCGGCATATACCATCAAGACTTGACCAGGACCAATAACTAGAGAAGTCAATCTTTCTGCAGCATCCACTGAATTATCAAACATGATCGTATCTACAGAATCAATAGCATTCGCTGCTGTAACAATGCTACTAATTGTTGCAAGAGATCTAGATGCAGTACCAATTTTAGGCACATCATAGAATGTGTCAGCACCTGCAAAGTCTGCTGATCCAAGACCCGTTACAATGTTGACTGATGTTCCATCAATCTCCTGAACGTAACCCCATTTAGATCCAGCATTAGATGTCAAGGTAAATGTGGTTTGACCCAAAGTGATAGCATCACTTGCATTAGTCAAAGTACCCTGAAGGTCATAGATGTAGATGGTGTCATAGGAATAATCAACTGACAATTGCAGTGATTGATCACCACCACCTAGGGTGCCATCAAGAGTGTCAAAGTAATAGTAAGTGGCATCGCCACCACCATTAGCACTCATATCATACTGAACATATGCTCCACTAGAACCAGCAGTGCCGCTACTTGTCTTGCCAGTTGTATACTCAGTTCCATCATCAGATGTTCCTGCAGTTTGGTCAATACCAAATGTACCGTTGATGGTTGTGGATAATCCAAAACCTACACCACTCATTGAAGAGTCTTCTACGAAGAACTTATAAGTTCTATCCAAGAACAATGTAAGTGTTGTTGATCTACGCAGACTATAGGTGCCGCCAGAACCATTATCCGAGAACACAAGTTCATCACGGGAAACACCAACACCACCAGCAGAGATATCGCCAGTTGCAGAAGATGTACCACCAGTTAGAGTTTCACCCTCAACAAAAGTGGTGCCTGTTACAGGACCGAGATAGAGAGTAGAACCACCAAGAGATCCATCAATAACATCATAAATGACTGCTGTACCACTTCCAGTACCACCAGTTACAGTCTCACCAACAGTGAAACTACCAGTTTGGTTTTCAATACTATATGAAAGAATACCAATCTTCTGTACATAAAAGTCAGTTGAGGGTGGAACATAATAGGATTCCCATTTGAATGTGGTTTCGCCATCATTCGTGGTTATCAACTGACCAGGAGTAAATGTATCCTGCTGATCAGTAATAATAGGAATTGAAGTATCGAATGTTAGAGTTTTATTTGTAATCACATCTCCAGGGTGGAGAAGATAAGTAGCTGCATCCAGCGTTGCTGCGATGTCATACTTTTTCACACCAACACGAACATTAGCAGCAGTACCGTCGCTGACCATGTTTAGAACGCCACTCGCAGAAGAGTCGATAGGCGCTCTATACAGGGCAGTCCATGTAGTTGCAGCTGGTTTCGCTGATGCTAGTTTTCCTGTTTGCGTTGCCATTTTTTATTAGAATCCAGCGTAGAAGAATTGTTGTTGTCTTGTTCTACCCGTCAGGGTAGCAGCACCGATACCAGCACCGAAGGTAACGTCATCTAGCGTAACGTTATCTGTAGAAAGCAGAGTCGCATCTGCATCAGGGAACGAAATTGTTCTCGTTGCCTGTAGATTATCTAGGTTGAAGATAACCGCACCTGCTCCACCAAATGCAGGTCTAACAACAGGAGATAGTAGAGTTTTGTTTCTAAGATCCTGTGCTGCTCTTTCGGTAACAAGAATGTTATTACCACCTGCATTATTTAGTATTCCATTAGATGGGAACTGATAAGTCTCGTTTGTGTTCTCAAGCAGATTATCAAGGTCAAAGTTGATCTTCTTAGAGATCGTTGTACCAGATGCAAAAATAGCATTGGAGTATACTTTGTTAGTAACAGTTTGAGTTGTATCTCTTCCCAAAAGTGTCAGACTCAGATCAGGAACCGTAATAATACGGTTAGCAGTCAATTCTGATGTATTGATATTAGCACTAAACTCAGAGTCAAATGTCTGCTGAAACTTGACAGAAACAAAAGTCTTATTTAGAGAAATTTGTTCCGTCTTAGTGTCTAACAGTGTGGAGTGGTTAGCATTTGCTTCTGCTGTAGTGGTAATTGCACCAGCATCAGGTAAGAAGTAAGAACGTCTAGCAGCAACTGTCTCATCCCAATCAATTTGAAAGACTGCTTCTTCATCGCCATCAACCAAAACAAAGTTATCTTCATCAACCAAGATAGTTTTGTTTCTCAGTGTTTGCTGAGAGTCATCACCTACAAGAACTGTACCATTTCCAGCAGTAACTGGTGGGAGGTTGAAGATTCTGATAGCAGTACCACTGCCAATACCAGAAATCTCAAATCGTGCTTTTTGACCTTGAGAATCCTCAAGAATCATTGCAGTATCGTCAATCCTAAACTGACCTGTAACTCGTACAGATCCAGTACCTTTGGGTGCAAGAACAAGGTCGGAGTTATCTACTAAATCATCTAGTGCAGTCAAATAGTTTGATGTACTACCATCAGAGTTCAAGAGACGTGTGAAATACACTCCTCCAGGACCCCATGATAGACCAAGTTGGTCATATGCATTCTGGTATACTCCAGAATTACGGTCCAAATCAAAGGCAATCCCAGGTTCTGCTTTAGACCCCGCACCCACGCCTTTGAATAACTGGTTGATCCTCGCTTTCCTGTTAGGAATAAGCGGGTCAGATACTACGACAGGCAGAATTGCTTCACCCGATAAGGCAGCATCTGCAATGTCCTCTAATTGCGAAATCTTTTTGGTTCCCACGGACTGACGATATAGTTCTTACAAAAGTTATTTATACTGGTTTGTAGATGCGTCCTAGATTATCATACATGTTCATCACTGACTGAGATGTATGGAATCCGTAAGTAACCATGTTTGTACGGATGTCACCATCAATTATGTTCTGAATAAATGAGTCGCTGAGTTCTAAACTCTTTGCATAATCCCAGAATGGAGTATCATACTTAGATCCAAACTTATAATGATACAGGATAAAGTTAGCATTCTCTTTGATTGAGCGTTGCATGTCATACTCAATTTTCTGGATTGGTTTTTCTCCCCATATTGCCTCCATCGTAAGTTCAATCCACTTCATATATCCAGCAACAGATGTTGCTTCCATAGGTTCGATAAAGAAGTATCTGTTCCCGTTCAGGAATACTCGGTTATCAATAATAGGACTTTTGGCATAATAGTTCCTGAATGGGAACGTTGCAGTAATATTATCTACACCAAATTGTTCTTTGAAATTTATCTCTGCTTCAGTGTCACTAGTAATATCACCATTATATAAGTATCCATATTGCACACGATCCTGCAAATGGATTACAAATGTCCATCCATCTGGTGTTGTAACAGTCCTAGTCCATGGAACATTATCTGGATTGGGCATGTTAGATAGCATTACCCGATTCAAAGGGTTGGTAATTATATTATAGTCTGTATAATCTGTAGGAAATCCTCTACAGTCATACACATAGTCTGCGTCACATTCATCATAGGTCTCAATATGCTTCTGAGTTACCTTGAAGATGCCTGTATCGCATATAAAATCTTGAAATAGATGAGGATCTAGGTGCATACCTACCTCATCAAAGTTGAATGGATGAAACCATTCATTTTTATCTCCCCACCCCTCATATTTGATACCAAACTTAGGAGTTGCTTTCCAAGGATTATCGTGCCAGTTTAGACTCCATCCAAATGTATCTGCCAGAAAACCTGTCAGACCAGGAAAAGATCCCGACCCAACAGGTTCTGTATCAATCTCTTCATCATAATACAGTTCGACTTCAGTCTTAGGTGAGTAATGTCGCCAATATAATGCTGTAAGGACTCCCGCTAGACCTTTGCCAAGAACTGCAACTTTCATAGTTTTTCTTTGAGTGATTTCCAATCTTCTTTGAACTTTTCAAGACCAGCGTCTGTCAGTGCATGTTTATACATTTTCCAGAATAGTGCTGGTGGCATAGTAACCACATCAGCACCATATAAGAATGCTTTCTCGATATGCTCTACAGATCTGGTTGATGCTGCCAACACCTCAGTATCGTGAACTGCATGAGTTTCAAACGTTCCTACAATACCCTTGATAAGACCTAAAGCATCAAATCTTTGATCTTCTACTCTACCAATAAATGGGGATACAAAAGAAGCACCTGCTTTTGCTGCTAGAATTGCTTGTGAAATCGAGAATACCAGGGTTACGTTTACTCCAACTCCGAAGTCCGATAGATTCTTACATGCCAAAAGACCATCATAGTTACATGGCACTTTGATGGTAATATTTTGTGAAATATGATAGAAAGGTTCTGCTTCTACAAGCATATCCTCTACATTCTCTGAATTTACTTCTGCGCTAATACTAGCGTATTGTCCTTCAAAGATATCTGCAATTTCTTTGATTACTTCTTTAGGTTCTTTACCTTGAGCAAGCATCAAAGATGGATTTGTGGTTACACCGTCAATCAATCCTGTTTTATATGCTGACCTAATAAGATCGGGATCAGAGGTATCTAAAAAGATTTTCATGGCATATCCTCATAGGTTTTTCTATGTATCTTACTAGTGTAAGACCTAATGTCAACAAAGGTCAGGGTTCGGATATAAGGTATTGTATTTTGCAAACCTATTGACATTTGGTGTTACATCTAGAGACTCACAGGCAAACCTATAACTCATCCACTCAGTCAATAAAGTCGAGATTTGAGAGTGACTCTCCACGGTTTGGGTGGATGAGATCAAGGAACTGTTGTGCTTTTGTGAGTTGCTTTTGATGGTAGTCTCTCCAGTCGATCGCTTCCGAAAGTATTTCCTCGTATGCTTGCCTCGCTTCCACTTTATCATCATTTAGATAATCTCCGATAGCGTCACCCATTCTATCCTTACGCTGAACAGCGTATTGAGTTTGCCAAGTCTCCATTTCAGGGCGTCCTTCAATTGTCATAAAACTAACTTACCTGTGCTACGAGTTGGTTTGATAATTGTACTAAATGTACTAGTGTAGTAGTCATGAATATCATCATTGACTTCTCCACGGAAAACGATAAATCGTTTAGTTACTTCCAGTTTATCGGTAGACTCCTTTGCAAGAAAAGGTGCCCAAGAGACAAAACCGATTTTGTTACCTTCACCAGGAACGGCAACAATCGGGTTTGATACAGTAATGATGTCATCAGTTTCGTCGAGGATTTCGGTAATAACCTCTTCGCCCGACGCCATTCGCAATAGTTGGATCATGGTAATAAATAAATTTTTTCAAAAGGGGCGCTCTTTCTACTCAGAGTTCTTTTGTACTCCCCTTTGTTTTTCTTCTTTTAGAAGTTTGAAGTATAGTTTGTAATACGGTTTTTTCATTTGATCGAGGACTTTCATATCCTCTTCAAAACCCATATACTTACAAAGTTGATAGGACCCTTCTAACTCACTAATCAATCTTAGAATGTTAGCAGGATGTTTCTCAAGTCCTCCAAAATCATATTTGCTCATCAATATATAGGACTCCAATTTGCTTGGTGTTACCAATTTCCCAGGTAGGTGGGTGAAAATTGCAGTATTCGTTGAAGGTAATTTTCATTTCCTTCTCAGTAAGATTAGCATGTTTTGCTGCTTTTGGCAAGTTCCACTTTGCGGACCAAAGATTTTCCATTGCTTCACGAGTTTTAGCTCTCATGGATATAATTTAGATAATGAAATGAACAATAAGAATGCTAGCATTATAACTACATCCCATGATTTTGTCTTTATGAAGTAAGGAATTGAAATGAGATCTGCAACGAAGTGTGCAGTCACACCAACTAATACATTTACATGAAGAACAATAAAGTAGGCAATGATAACGAGAGCACTACCTAAGACCCTTAGACGAATTAGATTTGCCATTTAGTCACGGGTGTCATTACTTTGAATAAATTGGGATTTGAATTCATTCACCATGTCAAGGATATCGGGTTCGACAGGTGCAGCACGTTCAGCAACAGGAACACACATTACATACTTCCCACTTTCCAAACGTACTTTCCATACAATGTTTTCCCTACCAGTGAGTTCAATACAGAACTCTAGATTTTTCTCGAACTCTTCATAAGAGATTTCGTATTGGTTCATAGTCTTACAGAATACATTTCATCAGGGACAAATGCTTTGATCATGTTCCAGGTATCAGTGAATCCTTCACGTCCTTCCTCATCCCAAAGGAACTGAACTTCTTCGTAGTCACCACGATCAGAGGTCATCTCGATCTTGCGCTGCGCTACGTTTACTACCACATGCTCAAGGTACTGGGTGTCTTCCATGGAGGTGTTTCGTTTACCCCCTGATCATAGCACACCCAGAGAGCGTTGTCAATTCAGGTTGATGGCACCACCCAGGATATTTACAATTGCACCCTTGATCGTAACAACTGCACCAGCAGTGATGTCCACTGCTGCACTTGCTTTCAATAGGACCGCACCTGCAGCAACACTAGCAACAAATGCACCAGCACCAACCTTGAATAGAGCACCACCTGCTTTACATGTTACAAGGAATGGACCTGGTGTAACAACAGAGAACCTAGGAATAGGATCAAGTGATGGTGATGGACCTAGGATAATATCATAGGGTCCATTACACTGCCAAAATACACCTGATTTTGCCTTAGGCAATGGCGGTACGTTTACAAAGTGCCACTGAGCAGATGAATATGTTGTCAATGTATTGTTAGCACTCATAACAATATCACCACCACGAATATTTACGGATGGAGCATTGATCTCAGTATTACCTGTTGGAGCACCAACAGTGGTGTTCATAGTATTGATATTACCATCAGTAGCATTCACTTTGAATGTACCACCAGATGAACTGATATCTACATCAGATTCAAATTTGATTTGGTGCTTTTGAATCTTATCTGTCTTACTGGGAGTTTTGCCATTGGCATCTTTCTGCTGTGGAGCACCAACAGCAGTAACCATCATGGCACCACCAACCTCAAGATGGAAGTTACCTGTCACTTTTAGGTGGTAATCACCATTGACAGTATGAACTTCATCGCCTCGGATATTATAACAAAGATCTTTAGCAACATCAACGGTATATGCGTTTGCATATTGACTATGGTCACCTGCTACTGGTTTCTTCTCAGTTTTACTTTTATCCCTAGAAAGTGCTTTCTTTTCATCTGCTCCTGCTTCTGTAGCAAGATACTTCTTATATGCATTGTCATCAACATAAATTGATGTATGCACAGTACCAGAAGGAGTTCTTTCAGTCTGAGATTGTCTACCAGGAACACCTGTATGTTGTTTCCAACCACCACTCAAGAATGTTTCTGCTTGTGTCAGATATGGACTTGCATCGTTATAAATCTGAGATACAAAATCTGATGCAATATTACGACTACCTTGAGAAAAACCACTTCCTAGGTCACCACATTTACGGTTCCCTAATTTAGATGCAAGTCCTTCTGCATCACAATAAGTAGTACCTAAGAATGGAATGAATGCCTTTGTTCTAGTATCTTGTCTGGTTCTATCACACCCAAATTCAAAGAGGTTGAACAAGAACAAAACAATTTGTAGGAACCCTTCAAGACCAACTTGTTGAAGATCAAATCCTTCGGCAAAAATTGTAGATCCTTCTTTCCAAGTATCAATAATCTTCTTAGCAGCACCAATACCAGAAAGAATGCCCTCAGCAGCAGATACAATATTCTTTACAGCACACAGAAGACTGTCCATTGCTGACAAAATACCTTGCCCAAGTTTATCAATACCTGCATTGATAAAATCCCCAGCAAAGTCCAATGCTTGATCAATGGCAGACTCAATAAATGAACTGAATGGTGACATCACCATGTCAATAAAACCACTGATCTGATCATCAAGAGTACAGATCTGAGACAAAATCAACTGAATGCCAGTTTTCACAACTGCCATTGTTGCAGTTGGAATACCAGTAAATGATGCAATCATAGCACCACCAGAAGTTAGTTTTCCTGCAAGTTCTGTCAAAAACTCCCGCATAGCAGCAATTGCTTCAGCACCAATCGCCGCAATTGCGTTTTCTACAGATCCAATAATATTATCAAGTGCAACTGGAGCACCTGTAGCAAGACTGACATATCCATTACCTTGAGACTTGATTCCAGACAGTTCTTTTGCTGCTGTATCAAGAACAGATTCTAGATGCACCGTAAGGGTCTTAGAAGGTCCACCAACGCCGTCTGCAGCAGCGACTGGGGGTCCAATACTCTTTGCAGCGCCTGCCGTACCAGTTTTGATACCAACGCCGCTAGGGTTCGCTGGTGCGCTTTGAGAGTCCTCTTTAGTTCCTGCAGTTTGAACAGAATTGTTTCTATTTGCGTTTTGCTCATCTCCTTCCATAGTTGCCGTATTATTGGCACCTGAGGCAGTAGCATAATTGACCACTTTACGCATTTCGCCGCCAGTTAGGGCAAAAAGTGGTTCCGACCGAGATTCTCCGCCTTTGATAGTACGAAGAACTCCCATAATACAAGGCATCTGTGCTTCTTCGCCGTCTAGAAAGAAACCTAGAACAATAGCACCAGATTGTAATTGACCAGAAGACTGTCCCTGACCATCATTACCTGCTTGGTTTGTAGGTTGTAAAACCAATGCCCATGGCAAATCATCTGTTGGTAGTGTCTCCATAGAACCACCATCAGCATCTGTATACCAACCCAAAATTCTTACTTTGACACGGTTGATCTGCAGGGGATCTTGGTTATCTTCAACCTCTCCAATCCACCATTGCATTCCGTCCTTACCAAAGAAGTCATTCTGACGTTCTTTTACATATCCTTCAACTTGGGACGTTGCCATATTATGAAATCAAATCGTACATTATTTATGGAAAAACCTTATAGGTCTCTTTTTTGGCGGAGTTTTTTTCCGCCCTTTTTTAGAATCGAAAGACCGTTTTTATTTACGCCTTTTGAATTCATAGAATTGGCAACCACCAAAGACGTACTCTCCATATTGATCGGTGCCTCTATCATATACTCTATACAAATCAGGAAGTAATTCCATTTTTGTAGCGATTAGCGTACCATTCTTAGTTTTGCAATTACCATTATCTTGTCCAAACCACCCATTTCTACGTGGTGTCAAGAGAATAGCACATTCACCTTTTCTTGTCCAATCTGTGTTATAAGTTTCCATAACAACAGACCCATCATCACACTCTACAAATTTGTGTAGGGTATGGCGATAGGCATTTTCTTTGCCTTCTGGATGTTTCCATTGCCAAGATTCATATCCTTCTGGGATCTTGATCCATTCAACAATGATTCTAGAAAATTCTGTAGGATACATTGAACATTGCTCAATATTATCCCAAACACCTAGAACATAATCTTCAATCTTCATATACTAAACATTCTGGTTCCGATGGGTTGGCATCACAGTATAATTCTAGTGGCGTAGGATCATGATGATCACCTGCTTCAATCTCTGACTTATGATGTTCTACATACTCTTCCAATTCATGTAATTCACCCTCAATGTGACGACGTTGATTAGGTGAAGTCAGAGGGTTATCAAGGATCTCCTTGTCCTTTTCGATATGCTTTTCAATTGATTCCATAGAAATGAGTCTGAGGGAATGTACTTATTTAGTATAGTATTGATAGCCTCTAGTGTCAACGGTTTTTGTTCTTACGCCGACGATTCCGTCTCTTGTTCTTCTTACTGTTCATCTTCTTAGTACGAGTTCCCCCAGAACCCTTACGGCCACCGCGATTTGCTCTCCGTGCCGTTCTCTCAGTCCGACGTATCGCCCTCCGTCCTGCTGTAGACCTCTTCTTATTACGCCGCTTTCTTCTTTCGAGATTGCTGACATTCTTACCACGTTTTTTTGATCTCCGCCTTCTCTTCTTCCTGCTACCCAGTCCACTTCCAACGATAGGACTTGCACCACGGCGTCTAAGTCCTCTACGCTTCTTACGAACGCGACCCTTACGTTTCCGTCTACCTGAAGCATTGCCAGCAATAGTTGCTGTACTCTCATTATTCTTAGAACTTGCACCACCACTGTCAGGTGTAGAATCTCTAGTCAATAGAAGAATAGAAACCATCCTTCCATCATGATACTTATGCTCGGTACTAGCAATGATCCAAAGACCACTCCAACGTTGATCTGTAGGAATGTTTGTACTATTTGGGTTATCTGGCAATGCTTTTGGAATCGTGATATGAATACCATGACCTGCCATCAAATCTAAGTTACCTGGTACACTAATTTGAAGTTGTTGATATAAAAGACTCTTTAGTCTTAGGAAATTGTATGATGCTGCTTCAACAATAGACTTCACACTCTGTCCACCAATTGGAGCAGACTGTTTAGATTCTTTTTTCTCCATGTTGCCATAACCACGAGTCATGACTGGTTTCAGTCTTACTCGTCTAGGAGTATCAACCATCGATGGTTCACCCTGAGGTGCCAACTTACTCATGTCAAATGGTGGTTTTCCCTTTGGATTGACATGTGACATGTCTTTCCATTTTCCTCTAATAGTATACTCATCCAATGCTAATGGTAGGTCGCCTGATTGATCTCCACTAGAACTCTTAGCAAGATCAACAGGATCAAATCCTTGTGTATATCCTGCCCATGTACCATGCCTAAGATTTTCTAGCAGATTATAAGACTTGGGAAATGAAATCGATTGGATGATAAAGTCTTTAGTTTCTTCTGCCATACTTGGCAGGTTTGCTTGACTATATCCATAGTAATACAGTTGTGGTAATGGTCTCTTACCAGTACCTTTCTTTTCGCCTTTTGGTGTCTGTTTATTTGCATCCTCAATCATCGCATCGATTGTAATGTAATGATATCCAGATAGGTTCTCGTAGAAAATATATCCACTCTGACGTAGTTTACCTGTCTGCTTTTTGCGAAGAGACTTCTCTGCTAGGTAGTTGATAGCATTGAATGGTCTCCAGTTTGGACAAACATAGGAAAACTTTTCATCCGTTGCTTCTGCATACAACTCTTTATCAGTGTTGATATAGTCTGAACCTAGATACTCGCCAACATAATCATCAGTCTTTTTACCTTGGAATGAACCAAATACATTGACAAGTTCATTTCTCAGAAACTCTTCTGAACAGAGGTGTAAATTATATACGTTACGTTTTTCAAATCTAACACGATCAGTGATCTTATAAAGTTGAAGATTGTATTCAACTTTCTTTCCACTAACATCGTTTTCTAATGTGAGGAAGAATGTTTCACCACCTGCTAGTCTACTGATGACATCACCAGAGTCATCAAATGCTATAATTGCTCTGATAGCAGGGGAATCAATCCCCTCCATGATTCTAACTTCGTTTACATACTCATCAAATTTGTTAGTCTTGTTATCTGGTCCTGCAACACCTTCAATCTCAAGACTAAATCCTGTTGCGCCTTGTCCTCCTTTTACGTCCATCAGAAACCTCCAGCAAACAGACCAAATCCAGGACGATAATTGTATATATCGTCACTAGATAACCGACCACCGCCGCCACCTTTCGGAACAGGAACTTTGATTGGTTTATCTGGTATTGGTTGAGACATTGATGCTACTTGTTTTTGTGCCTGTTGATTCTGCTGTGTTGTTTGTGTGGCAACTGCAACTGCTCCTTGTTTTTGTTTTGATTTTATTGCATTCTTTGCCGTTGCAACATTAGTAGTTTGAAGTTTTACTTGCTGTGGTTTTACAACAGGAGGTTTGATACTTGCAGGTACTACCTCTCCTCTAAGTTCACGTTTCAGAGAGCGTTCTTTCAACTTGTAAGCTTGGACTTTCTGTTCTAACTTAGATGCGGTAATTAGACCACCAGTACGAGGATCCTTGAATATCCCTAATCCTTTTGGTCCTACTGGGGAGTTCCTCGCTGCTTGAAGGTAATCTCTTTGGTGCTTGAGCATCTCCATCTGTTTTCGGAATGCCGCCTTCTGCTCAATACCACCACCAGCAGATCTGAGTACCTTGATGGGTCCACCTTGTGATGCAAAAGAAATACCAGCACGCTTACTACTTCCAGTTTCCATCACACCTGCTTCATCATTACGACGCCAGTTATTGATACCACCGTTATGACTTGCTAATCTACTACGATATGCAGAAATAACTGGAGCATAATTACCAGTGCTCAGTGACTGTTTCACAGTATCTTTTATACCAGCACCAGACAAAGATCCATAGTTGAAGACTACAGACTCTAGTCCTGCTTTTACTCTATTTGGTGCCTTATTATAGTCACTGCCAACCTCATCGGTGAGACGCTTGCGGTGCTCAATAATATGCTTAGACTTGATCCAATATGCTTCATCTTTAGTAATCGTGTCACCCTTCTGGACCTTACCAGACTTACGGAATCCCTTTGGATAGTAAGTTGCACCAATACCAATCGTAGGAATCTCCCACCCATAGTTAGCATCAGCATATGCCTTTAGTCTTAGACCTTCATAATTACCTAGCAGTGCTGCAAACTTCTTATCAAATCCACCACTGACTGATGCTGAACCACCTGCTAGTTCTCCCGTTGCAGATGCTGAACCACCTGCTAGTTCTCCCGTTGCAGAGTCCCTATTTCCAGCTTCACTACCAGGACCTGCAGTAGATGCATCTTCGGGATCCTTACCACCGAATGTAGCTGCATTGAGTTTTGCACCTCCATACGTTTTATCACCATCAATTGAATGAGCACCCTTTAGTAAGAGGTTACCCAGGTTGGCAATCATTGACCCAATACTCTCTTGTGGTTTTACATCAGCACCAGTAGAGTTTGTACCACCACCTTGTGATGTTTCTCCTGTAGTTTGTACATCACTATTGATTGCTCCACCACCAGGAACACCACCTTTACCAGGAACAACAATCCTACCAGTACCAGGACCACGGTCAACCCAGATGCCATCCATCAATGACTTAGGATATACAACACCCCTACCTTTAGTATCTGATGCACTAGTGAGATTGCTTTGTGCCCATCCACCCTTGGGAGTTGGGTTCAGTTTTCCATAGGGATCGTTTACAACGATGTCATTACCTCGGTAACCAATACCAGCAACCATGTGACCACTGCCACTGTTATGTTGCAGACCTAGGATAACAGGTTTACCTGCATTGATTGCTGATTTATATGCATCATATGATCCAAAATCACCACCAGATGCAGGAACACCAAACTTTTTCATTGCTGGTGGGTGTGCTCCCATGCTAGTGGAAGCACCATACTGCGAACGAGTCTTATTATACTCGTCAGGTAAGATATTCTTTCCTAAGATTGCCGAGACAACCATTGCAGCAGAAGTGGAGAAACATTGTGAGTCTCCACCAGTACCTAGAGCATCAGTTTTGTTTGACCTCTGGTTGAAATATGGTACGCTTAGGATTTTACCACCACCAGCAGGAGGTTCTTTTTCTCCAGCATTCTGTTTTTGACCCTCTGCAATCTTTTCTGCTGGAATATTGGCACCCCCAGATGCCTTCAGTGTTCTACCTAAAGAACCACCATTAGAAAAGAAACCTGCATGTTGTGCTTCAGAATTACGACGTGCTGTTAGACCTTTATTACCTCTAGTAGCAGGAGTGTCATATGGAACAACGAATGCAGACCCACCTGGTTTTGAGTACACCATCTCGGTGCCATGACCAATGAATGCTGTACTAGCACCACCATCCAGTGATACAGGATACCCTGTCTGTGGTCCTTGAATGATACCACCATTAGCAAACCCACGTAGAGATCCACCTGTTGCCATCTTAGGCATAGCAGTAGCTTGCTCTTCCTGGTCAAAGAAAGATTTACCACCCAGAATGTTTCCAAACCCTGCCTTAGCATAGTTGAAAGCACCAACAGCACCTTCTTTCAGGTTTGTTGCCGCTTGTCTAGGATCTTTTATAGCATCTGAAACGCCGCGGCCAATGTTTCCTACCTGTTGCCCTGCATATTCTTGCAGATTCTTAGGTGGTTCTGGAGCAGGTTGTGGTCCTCCTACATTCTGTCCTGTTGGTGCAGGTGCCTCTTGTGTAGTGCCAACACTTTCTGCTGGTCCACCTGCTTCTGTATCACCTGCTGCAGAAGTTGTAGCAATACCAAACGCTGCAGTCAGTTGATCTAATTGAGATTGAATCTTAGGAGTAAGACCTTCAATCTCAGCTTCCTGATCCTTTTCATCATCAGTTATATCTTCTTCTGCCTTTTGCAGATCCTTACCAGTGACACCATCATTATTCATGGCATCTAATGCCATGCCAGTACCAATAATAGCACCACTGAATAGCAATGCCTTACCAGCTTTGCTACCAAATAGTTTGCCCAATCCTCTTCTCAGTCCTTTAGAAGTAGCAAGTTTTAGTAACTTCTTACTAAACCACATCAAAGATTTGAAGAAACCTTTGAATACTTTGAAGACCATCTTGACGACGAACTTGATCGCCTTGCCGCCAAATAGTTTCTTGAATGCTAAGAATCCTGTTCCTAATGCAATCAAGAACAATCCACCCTTCAGGATCTCCTTCCAGAAAGGCATTTCAGTAAACTTAGCAATCAAATCTAGGGTAGTCATTACGATACCCGAAGTCACATTGAATAGGAACTTACCTACACTAATGACACCTTCAATAATCTTTTGTAACTTCTCACGATTTTCTTCCTTGCTCATCCACTGCATGAGTGGAACTAGAACAAATAATTTGAACATCCCACCAAGGAGATCTAAGATACTGCCAGCACCCTTTGCTACTAGTGCGGCAATACCACCGAGAACCATACCACCGAATGGATCTCTTTTCTTTTTCTGTAGTGCAGGTTTATCTCTTCTTTTATTATCCTTTTCAATTTTCTGCTCCGCTAGGAAGTTCTTTGCAGATAGATTTTTGAACTCCTCAAACTGTCTAGCAATACCATTGACAGAACTACCTAAATTATTGAGACCTTCAACAACTTTATCATTGCCTACCGAAACTATTCCAGGTTGACTCTCAACCTTCCCTACAAATTTGTAGAAATTTATCTTTTGCTTACGCTTTTCCTTATTGACTCTTTGATCTGCCATCAATAATTCTCAAACCTGATTGAGTGATCAGCCTTTCCAGTAACTGTAGTAATTACTTTAGTGCCCCGTGTTCTATTTATTGGCATTGGAATGACCTTTGGTATTGGAACGACTACCAATTCTTGCTCTTCCTGTTCATGAATAGCAGCAACAGACTGAGATGCTTTAGCAATACTATTTACTCTACCACCACCAGACATTTTCGCTAAGAAACTCTTAGCATATTTTATTCTAGGTCCATCATGTGCTACACCTGCACGTTCCCAGGTTTTACGGAAATCTACTGTGGCATTTGCAACATCAGTCTTTTGTTTGAACTCTCCCCATGATCCAGATGTTCCAGTACCTTTACGAATGAATCCGCCATTACCTGACATCAATTCAGACATTAGGAACTTATAGTTGTCTGAATTACTTGGGATCTTACTGTAGTCACCACCATAAGAAGCGATGAACTTATCATATCTATCACCAGGTGCAGAGTTAGTCCACTGTGCCCATCCATATCCCTTTCTAACTGTACCTTGAGGCCATGGTTTACTATTCTTACCAAAAGGTCCACCTTCTCTGATACCAGGAATGAATCCAGCAGATTCATGTGCCATGTTACCAGAAATTGCCGCTGCTGCTTGTTTAGTAGCACCAGTATCGCTCATAATCTTTTTAGAAATGTCAACACCTTTTGCGGTAACACTACCAGAGACTGCTAATTTTCCAGGATCCCCTGTATATCCACCACCACTAGTAATACTATTGCTTGAATCACTGTCAGTAGTAGGAGAGGTTGATTTATCTTCTGCATCTGGTGGTGTAGGAGGTGTTATAGCATTGGGGAATAAGGATTTCATTACACCCAGTAATATACTTGCAGCACCACCAGTAGGATCTGCCGCTTTCAACACCTTCATACCAATTTCAGTTGGTGGTGGAGGAGATGCTTTTTTATCTAATTCTTTCTGCTTCTCAACTGTATCAGATGTTCTTTTATGTACTGGTTGCTGCTTTAGAAGTTCTGCTTCAGATGCAGCGACAACTCTTTTTTCAACTTCCTCAGGGGTAAGACCTTCTGCCCTTGCTTCTGCCCTTGCTTTCTGTGCTGCTTGCCACACTGGTAAGTTTGAAGAACCAGTCTTTGTAGGATCAAGTACAGATCCACCCATAGACATCTTGATATTACGAACTAAACCACCTGCTGCTTTCTCTGGTAAATTTTCGTCTGGAGTTGCAGCATCCAATTTTTCCTTATCGAAGTTGAATGCATCCATGAATGATACATCCTTCTTAGGAAGACCAATAACATCAGCAAGTTTATCTGCTAACCATTCTCCACCCCATTGTGTAGCACCAGTGACAACACCAGCAAGAATTGCAGCACCAATACCACCAGTACCAGCACCAATAGCACCCAAGATAGCAGTACCAGCAACCAAACCTGCGATAGAACCAGCAAGTTTTAGTGCCACACGACGAGGATCTTGACCTGCCTTCAGTTCCATTGCAGCAAACAATGTCTCAACAATAACGTCTAGAGGACCAATCTTGAATGGCGCTGCAGCGAGAGCGTTCTTTGTACCCTGGACAGCAGGTTTCGCAATCTTTACAAACTTCTTGAAAAGACCTTCTCCACCTTCTTTTCCTGCCTTACCTTTGAACTTATCAATAAAGAACTTGGTAACAGGATTCCCTTCAATTAGATCTGAAGCGGTCGCCTTCAGTGGTGCCAAGAACTTATCGACAACAAAATCTTTACCTTTTGCAGCAAGGTTTGTAATATTATCGCTCAGTTTAGTCCAGTTACTAGAAACTGTTTGTGGGAGTTCCTGAACAGTTTTCAGGAAAATTTCTAGACCCTCCTTATATTGTTTGAATTTTGCAACGGCAAACTCACTAGTGATATCCCATGCACCTTTAGCAATATCAATACCCTGCCCAACTTGCTTGCCGAACCTGGTATTAGAAAACCACTTTAGAAGATCACTACCACCTTGGGTAATAGGATCAATAAATCTTTTCTTTGCTGCATCTTTAGTTTCTGATAATGCCTGCCTAGGATCCGCTCTAAACCCTTCTACTATATCAAATGCCTTTTTACCAGCATTTTGTAGAGGTTTCGTTATCTCATCGGCACGTTGGAGTAATCCTTCGCCACCCGCTTTTATAGCATCCAATCCACCCGACAATCGTTTTAGTATACTGGGTGGCAGACTATTCTTGAATGCCTCAACTGCCCTTGCAACTGCCTTTGCAATCTTAGGTTTGACTACATTCTTGAAAAAGTTTGCACCCCATCTAGCAATCTTTGATGAAAGATCAGCAAGGAATACACCAATAATAGAGAAGACACCTAAAACTTTCTTCAACCAGCGTCCTTTCAGACGCTTGTACATAATCCTAATTCTCTGCCTTAGTTTTCCCAACCAAGTCTTAGGTTTCTTTGTCTTGAGTTTATCTGGTCCATCTGGATCAGGTTTACTACGATCTAAACCACTATCATCATCCGATGACAACATTCCTAGAAGATCTAGGATACCACCCATCATACTGAATGGGTTCAGGAACATCGCTAAACCCTTGAGAGCAAGCAATCCTACCAGGAGTTGACCGAATCCCATTATGGATTCCCAGACCCCTCCTAGGTCCCCCTTCATGATCTTACTGATACCACCAAACAGTCCTGCCAGACCGTCCATCAAATTAGTTACACCAAATGTTCCCCATTTCCATAGGAAATCAAAGATTACTTTGGTAAACTCTACAAGTTTTTTTACTTTTTCTACATTTTTTTCATCAGAAAACCATTTCATGATGCCAATAATGGCAGCAAACTGGATGAATGGTTTTATCAAATTCCAGATAGGTGTCAGCAATTGCTGTAAAAAACTACCCTTCTTTTTTAGTTTCTTATCCTTCTTCCCTACTTCCTTACCAACTTTCTTTTCATCTATAGGTTTGACTGCAGCACCACGCTCTTGACTTGCTTCTTTCTGATCAAGTTGCCTGTCTCTATCTGCTCTACGTTCATCAACCTCTTTATTTCTTAGAGATATTGCACGAACTTCCTCAATAGATTTCAGTCCTCGGATTGAGGTGTAAATACTATCCGTTGCTGCACCAAGTCTATTGATACCAAGAACAATCTTACCACTAGGCAGTTTCTTAGCGTTTGGCGTTTTCACGCCACTAGATTTCAAGGTCTCCTTATCCTTGGAACTAAGACTTGGGTTTACAAATTTGTAACCTAGTTTTGCCATTATCGTTTGCGTGATTGTTCCTTATAACGACGTTCTTCCTCCTTCAAATATTCCATGAGCATCTGGATATAAATATCACGTTCCCATGGGATCATATTTTCGATGTTGTCAAGAGACCATTTATGATATTGCACTAGCGCGAAGTTAGTTTCATAATAGTTTTTTAGACTATTATGTAACATCGCTACCCGAAAAAAGACGCTAGTCCCTCCAGGGTTACCGTAGAAGTCACATTAGTATTGGGATTGACAACTTCAACATCATGCATCAGTTTAGGCATGGTTTCAAAGAACTTTTGTACCATCTGAAACTGTTCCGAAGTCAGTTGCTCAAGAAACTCAATCTTTTCTTGCTTGCTAGAATCAGAACCAGGATAGACTTGATTTTCATCATAAATGTTATCAATACAATCAGATGCAAGGTCAAATACTTGAGTGATCTCGTCTCGCTCATCATCACCAGTAATATTCATCTTGACAAAGGTATCCAAGGAAGGATACTTCATCACCATACCCATATTATCAGATAGTTTGATAGTCTTATCGTGCTCATCATCTTCTGAGATTTCAATTGCAGCAAGATTGATTTCAACTGTTACCTCAGTTTCACCATCGTCAGGTGCAGTTAGAATAACTTTAGACGATTCACCAACAGACTTAGAACGAATCTTCAAGAAAATATATTCAATGTCAAAGGTTGGCAGAGAATCAATAGGAACTGTGATATTAGTACAGTCTTTGATGATCTGTTTGATAGTTTCAATTGTACTATTTTCATCAGATGTTTCCATTGCCATCAATAAGAGTTTCTCTTCTTTGACAAGAAATGGTCTAAACTTTATGTTTTTACCAGTCGAAGGAAGTTTCAAAGAATACTGCGGGGCAGCAATTTTTGGTAATGCCATAGTGTAATCAATTCAGTAATTGTATTTAGTAAAAATCTATAGGGGTCAAATTTTTGGCGGAGTTTTTTTCCGCCCTTTTTTGGAATAAAAAAGTGAATTTCAATCTCGGTTTTGTTTCTTTCTGTTCCTTCTATTCCTCTTAGACTTATTAGATCTAGGTCCTTTGTTTTTATTGTTTGTCTTACGTTGAGAACGCACTCGATCTTTTGCGTTTTTATTCTTGCGATTTGATCCTCCAAATTTAGGATCAGCATAGAATCTATAGCGTTCATATGCGAAGGTAACATCCAGTGTTACTAGTTCACCAGGGTTGTTAGTGAACTGTAAGGTCCCAACAGATTTAGGAAACACGTTATACATGTGCCACATACCTACAACTCTGTTGTACTTAGGCCATGATCTATTTTTACCACCTGCATTCTCGTATACTTTGTAGTCTGCAGGAATAATATCTCTATTACTGCCACGTTCATACTTATAGATGAAAAATAATGGAGCAACATACTCATTATAATAATCAACATACTGGTTAGCATCGTTTGCCATGATGGTCATCCATCTTTCAAACACTAGTAGATTGACGTATGATCTAGGAATCAAAAACTGTACATTCATCTCAGAGAATGTACTACCAGTTGCATAACTAATCTCAGATCCGACTGCTCGGTATGAACCAGTCGTAACTTGTTTTGTTGGTGTATTGACTTCGTTTGCATACAGAGAAAAAATTCTCATGTGGTCAACATATTTTTGTTTGAATAAACCAGTATGCAGTCCTCCTTGACCAAGACCACCTGATAGTGCTCTAGGATAGGTCATTTGAAAATGCCAAAGTTGTGAAGTAGATACTCCATACTTCTCAGGTCCCATAACATGGGACATAAAGTTCTGTAGAGACCCACCAAGTGTAGACTCTGCTGCTTCAGCTGATGATCTAAATCGATTTATCTGTGGCATTAGACTTTGAGCTCCTTCTCAGTTATCAACATAAACTCCATGGAATTGTCATTACAAAATTCTCGTGCTGCTTTCCACTTTGCTTGATTGACAGCGTAAGTTACAACTTCATTGATATATCTTTTGGTGTGTCGTTTTTGTGTCTTAGGTTCTTGCGTTTGATAAAACGGTTTTACCTCAACCACATACTTACCACGTCCTTTTATTTTCACATAAAAATCTGGAAAATATCTATGCTTCCTTCCATCAGCAGGTGATGTATATGGAATAAAAAACTCTTCACTGCCCCATTCTAGGACTGATGGTGTCATATCACACCATTTCATAAACTTATATTCCCAAGATGATCTATAAACAATGTTTGTTGTATCACCCTTATACTTCATTGGAAAAGACGGGCGGTACTTTCCCTGGTATCTCATCACTAAATAGTACATAGACTGAAAGTATTTAGGTTCTCACATGGCTAATCTAATATATCCTGTTGGCGTGCCTGTGCCTGGTGACTTTGATGATTACCATGAAGATGGACCTACTGGTGCCGTCGATTACTTGAGGATTCGTAGATTTCGTGATAAGAAAGCAACCAATGCTAAGAACAAAGGTTTCTTTTACAACAGGGCAGGTGGTTATCAGGGAGGAAGAAAAAATAATGGAACTATTTGTTTCTTAGCATGTCCTCCTGACATCAAAACAAATTATATAACTAAGTATAGTGAGGTCAAGTTTGGTGCTGTTGGAATGGCTGCAGGTGGCATATTAGCAGAGGGTTCTGCCTTGACTACTGAGAGTGCTACAGCAACGTTACAAGAAATGGCAGGAGGACTAGTACCTTCGACTACACTAGATGCAATCGCAAAGCTCACTTCGGGTTTAGGCAATCAAGTTGGTTCATCCTCTGGTGCAACGGCAAGTGATTTACTTGCAGTATCCCAAGGTAAAATCTTCAACCCATATGAAGAGAATATATTTCAAGGTATGGCATTTAGATCGCATACATTCTCATTCAAAATGGTAGCACGAAGTGAAGCAGAGTCTGCCATCATCGGTCAGATTGTTTCATACCTAAAGGCAGGTTCATTAGCATCATTCAATCCGCAAGATGAGACATCTGGTGGTGGTTCTGCACTCCTCGGTGAAACTGATATTGAGGGACGTTATTTACATGTTCCTGATAAATTTGAACTTTCATTCAGAAGATTACTATCAAATGGTTCAGAACTATCTGAGATACCTCACTATAAATTTGCACCATGCGTTTTAGAAAGTGTAGCAGTTAGTTATACACCTGATGGTCAGTATGTAGCATTGAAACATGCTGATAATGAGGTAAATAAACTACACGTACCTGCTATCGCAATCAATTTGAACTTCAAAGAAGTTCAATACATCACAAAAGAAATGGCACTTCAAGGATTCTGATATGGCAAACTTCTTCGACTACATACCAGACGTTTACTATGGTGTAGAAGTATCCAAGAACTACTTGGAAGAATCTTCTATGGAATATGTACTAGGGAAGAACTTCTTCCGTAGTGCAAGAATACGTGATGACTTTGAGCAGTATGCGACTCTATTCAAACCATACTATATTCAACCAGGTATGAGACCAGACATGGTTTCTTATGAAGTGTATGGTGATCCAGAACTAGACTGGATACTTCTAATCATCAATGATATCTTTGATGCCTATACAATGTGGCCTAAAGAACCTGTAGAACTGACAAATTATGTCACTGAGATATATGGTGAAGGCAATGAGGTTGCTACACATCACTGGGAGACCAGAGAAGTAAAAGAAGGGGGTGAAATCATCCAACGTGGTGGTCTGACAGTAATGCCTAATTATACTGCAGTCAATTACATAACTGGTGAAGCAATCACAACACCAGCATATGAAATTACAAACTATGAGTATGAAGAAGATCTAAACGAAAAGAAAAGATTTATCTACATCATGGATCCAAATATCATTAGTCAGTTTGTTTCTGAATTTGAATCACTATGTGACTATGATGATAATGAAGACCTTGAGGATGATGGAGCACCACTTACCGAGATCCTTGAGGTAGGTAAGTATCTGTCATCACAAAGTGGCGTTGCAATCTATCCAGTCTTTGGTAAATATAAAAACTTTGTTGCTGCTGCACAATCCATTAGAGCATCACTAGAACCTCAGCAAGTTACTACTTCTAATGGTGGTATAGCATCTCAAAGTAGTGTCACAGGTAGGTCTACAGGTTATACGACCACGACTACTACTACCACGACAACTACAAGCAGCAGCACTAGTAGTTCTTCTAGTAGTTCTAGCAGCAGTTCTTCTAGTAGTTCTAGCAGCAGTTCTTCTAGTAGTAGTTCTTCTTCTGGTGGTGGTTATGGAGGATACTAATCCCGAAGATTCAATACTTATAGAAACAAGCAAAGACGGACTTGCACTAATGTACAAATCCGTCTGTTTTCACTTGGAAAAGTGGCCTGGTAATGAATTGAATCCTTATGAGCAGATAGATCTGGCTCAGTTGAAAGATAATTTACTTCGTATTATGTTAGAACAACAATTTAGAAATCAAATATAATTGATGGGGCAAAGTAATCCCGACGACGAAGTTGTCGTCCATGTCCCCAATTAGTATGTCCATGACAGTGACGTATGTTACGTCTTAGATGATCGTGGCAGGTGAAATATCTTTCTACATTATTGTAGTGATGATGGTGATTACGATGCTTGTGTGCTTGATGTGCTTGCACAGGTGCTGCAAAGAAAGCAGCACCTGCGATAAGAAGTAATACTTTCTTCATAATTCAATCCTCTTCCGCCAGACGGGCGAAGTACGATAGTGTGTCGTCGGTGTCAGTAGTTGATGGTGCAACTGCTGTTGCCTTCTCTCGGAAAGTTGACACTTCTTCTGCCCAATTGGGTGCTTGGGTTTCAGCGGGTGTAGATGATCCGAATCGTTGTGCAGGAGATCCACCGAAGGATTGCTGCTCGTTCTCTTCAGTCTCTGCGTCAAATCGTGGACGTGCTGGAGATGTAGAAAGTACACTAGCAAGACGCTGTTGAAGTTCTTCATAAGTCTTGAATGCACTAGGAGAAGTGAAGTCTGCCAATGCAAACTCTTGCTTCCAAACTTTCTCTAGATCATCATCACTGAGGTCACCAAGGGTGCTAGGATCAGAGAACTCAGACTTGTCATAGTTCCAGTAACCTTCGACCTGACGGATCTTCAGTTTGAAGTCAGCACCTTTCCAGAGATCAAATGGATCGACTGGGGTCTCATCAGCAAACTGAGGTTGCATCGCTTCAACAATCTTGTCAAAGATCTTCTTACCAAACTTGTACAAGAAGACACGACCTTCGTTCTGAGGACGAGAGGGATCACTAACAACATAGATGTTAGCGTAGTAAGAGAGTTTACGCTTCTGCTTACGAGCAATTTCCTTGTCTGACTCTACGCCACTGTTCCACAGTTCACGGTTCAGTTCACCGACAGGATCTTTCTTACCAACAGTGGTAAGACTGTTCTCGATGTACCAACCACCAGGTCCTTTGAATGCGTGGGACCACACTTTTGCAAAGGGCATATCCTCACCATCAGGTGCAGGGAGGAAACGGATAACTGCATATGAGTTACCTGCCTTGTCCAGTTCAGGTTTCCAAAGGCGGTCGTCTGCACCGCTACCTTGAGGTTGATTGATCTTCTCAATCTCGGCAGTCAACTTTGCAAAGTTGTTGCCACTGGACTTTTTCAGACTTGCGAAAGACATAAGATTTTCGTATTGAATGGATTGTGTTTGTGGTACTGGATGATCGTACCAATACTATGTATCGGTTTCCAGTTCTCGTTGTAGTGCATCGTTTAGGATAGCGAACATGCCATCCATGCACTCTGTTAGGTTAGCATACCCGAAGGCATTTGTCAAGGAATCGATCCTGACTTTCATGTCCTTTGCTTCCTCATCGGTCATGGAAGCAAGGACCAACCTAGTATAGAACACTTTCTGCTTTTCCACAAGCATCAGAGTGTCATTGATATGCTGTATTCTGCCATGCTTATCCATGTGTGGGAGTTCCGAACTCATGGCAGCAATACCTTTATAGGTTTCAAAGATATCTTGTAAGTTATCTTGTACTATTTCTGACTTGAAAAAACTCATAGTTTTCTTTCTATAGTTTCAAGTATAACCTTTCTGTATTTGGAACACTCTATGTTTAGAAAAGGTATATACTTGATAATTTGCAGGCGAGTTTCTACCCACACTGGATCTGTAATTGTACTATCAAAATTTTTTACATAACCTAAGCAGTGCTCAAAGACTGCCATGGTTTCAAGGGAGATCTCGTTAGCGTAGAAGCTCTTTAGTAGGATAGGATGTCTACCAGGTTCTGTCCGAAACAATTTGTCAAAGTTATCTTCATAGGGTGCTTCGACTTCATCTAGTAGGTATTCAACATCCTGTTTGAATTTATATGTGAACGACTCTTGTTTGATCTTCCACTTTTTATATACATCATCGGAAAAATTCCGAACGTATCCACCAAAATCAGTAATGAAGTTAGACACAAGATACAAAAGCAACTCTTCCTTAGAATAACGAGTTGCTAGTTTCTTGAAAAAATAAGAGTCTTTTCTTTTGAGAAAGGTTGTTTCCTTTGCTCTAGTTCTTCCGCCGTAGCGGAAGTAATCGTACTGTTCTCTGGTGAAGTGCTGCTTCAATGAAAGATACATTTGGTAGACTTCAAACCCATTCACAATGGCAGCACTCCTCGTGATGTTTTCTTGATGTAGTTTAGTTTTTGTGCATCATACTGCAACTTTTGCTTCAGTGATTTGGAGATCAGTTTAGGTACAGTTTCCATTTCAATCTCTTGATCTTGACAGAAGCAGATGATTGCCTCAATATAGTTCACAAGACCATTGCCATTCTTGACAATGTTCTCGATCTCTTCTGAGAACTTAGCAGAAGTCATAAATTTCTTTTCGACTTCTTTCTTATTCATGCTGACTCCTGGCAAATTCTTCAATGTATGACTTGAGTAGTTGTAGATAGTCATCAATATTGTACTTCTCAAAAATTTGTATAGAGTTGTCTTTTTCGACGGCGACCAGTGTGACAATTTTCTTTACCTCTAATCCTGTACGTTCTAAAAACATAGCAGCGTAGGCAGTCTCCTGAACGAAATAATTTTCAATCCATGATTCACGTTTAGGTTTTGTAGAAGTCTTGAAGTCAATGACTGCTAGTTCGCCATCAAATTCAGCAATACAATCAACTCTTCCTGCTAGACCAAGATAGTCGGACCACAGGGGAGTTTCTAAACAATGAATATTATTGATACGATCAAGATGTGGCTTCGCTGAAGAGAACATGTACCAAGCAAGAGGATGATCCTTATCTTCTTTACAGAGTGTACTCTTTAGATACTTCTCTGAATAGTTGTGGAACGCATTACCGCGTGAGGTTGCTGCTGCAGATACTCTGTTTGCTTCTTTTTCACCGACACGTTTACGCCACTCAAGGATACCTTGTTTGGATTTGATGCCAGTTACTGAAGTAACACTCGGATAATATTTATCCTGATTAGGAAACTTATAAAATCGAACACCATTTTCCTCAGTAACTTTTGGTTCTAGGAAGTCGGTAGTATGGACAAAATTGAACATTAGAATCCTAATTCGTACTTCGCAAGTAGATAGTTTTTGACTAGACCAGAGCGTACAATATCATTGATTCCAAATTCAATGCATGTAAAATCATCCATAGATTGAATGATCCTCATGAAGTCTGAGATACCAGACTTCTCACTCTCTTTGGCAAGATCGCTTTGAGCAATATCACCACAGAACATAATCTTACTATCCTCACCAATTCTGGTAATGATAGAGTCAAGTTCGTGGAAGTTTAGGTTAGAAAACTCATCCACGATTACAATACAGTTATCTAAAGTCACACCGCGAAGGAATGATGTGGACCAGAAACTGATTGTTTCCTGTGCTCTCAGGTTATCATAGAGCATTTCAAACGAATTGTCATCAGGCATAGAGAACATATATCTAACCATGTTCTTGTATGGAATCTGATACAAAGCAGCCTTGTCTTCATGATCACCAGGAAGGAAACCAATTTCCCTAGTAGGTACTAATGACCTGACAATATAGATCTTATCGTACGGTGAGTTCTCATCAAGAACTTCAGTCAACGCATTATACAGTGTGATGAAAGTCTTACCTGTACCTGCTACTCCATGCAGTAAAAGATTCTTACCCGTAGCATACTCTTTGAACATCCACTCCTGATTCTCCGTAGCAGGTTCGATAGGAACCATGTAAGAAGCATCAATAGGGCGTCTACGTTTGATCTGTTTAGCAGTCATGCCAGGTGGGACGGGAGGTGAACCATTAGCAGAGCGAGACTTTCTTGATCTAGGCATATCAAATAAAACGACTTAGGTTGGCACCAGGGTGCTTTCTTTGGACTTTAGACATAACTTCTTTGAAACCTTGATCGGGTTTGGGTTTGCCATACATATGACCACCGATACCTTCTGACCAGTCTTTATCCCAGTCAGGGTTAGCATCTTTCCATTCGCAGTAATCTGTCATGCTCATCTGGAGAGTTTGTTTTTCTCCAGTAGTCTTATTTATTACAGGGTAAGTTGGCATTGTTAGTCAATCCTAATTGCTGGTTGTACGGATTCGATTTCGTCGCATTTGCAGTCGTCATTAGGACAAGACCAGTCCAATGCAGCAGCGACGGTTGGGAATGTGCAAGTAAAGATCCTCTTAGCACCCAGTGCAATATCCATGTGTTCTTTTTGGGTTCCATTGGCAGAGCGAAGATCGATATAATGGATCCATGACCGAACTGATCCTGTCATGTAGATTTTTGTGGGTACGGCGAGGGGGAGTACAAAACGAGCACACTCCTTTGCAATACCAGAGTCTAGCATATCTTGATACAAACTCATCGCCTCCTTGAAGTGATGCTGCATCAAGATCTCATACTTCTGTCTGATAAATGGGTTGACATCATCAATAGAATTCTGACGATTCTTTGTGTCTTGCCTACGAAGTTCTGGAAGTGGAATAGTTTCTGCCAACATAGAACTATCAGCATACCTTTGAGAAAACTCTTGATATGTGAATGATCTATGGCGAAGAATTTGAGCCGCAATTCCCCTTGTAGTTTCAATCTCAAGAGTCATTGTTGCCTGCTCAAACACAGACCAATGCCCATGCTTGATACAATATGATAAAAGTCCTGCAACATTTGGATTAGTCTGGTTCTTAGGGTTGCTCACACGAGCAACATATCCCATAATCTTTTCTGCGTCAGGTGTAACTGTTACCAGTTTTACACTATTCATTCTTTGAACCTCTAAGCAAATGTGCCATGAATAAAATTCCTAAGGATTTTAGATAACCTATCTTAGCAAGACCGAACAGGGATGTCAAGATAGAATTCCATAACAAAAAGAAAACAACAGGAGCAATAAGGAGATGCCAAAAGATCTTAGCAGTTAGTTCTGCTGCATCTTTTTGTCTCTCAAGTTGCTCCTGTTGTTCTGTAATCTCCCGTTCTTCCTCTTCAACCGATCGGTTATCAAGGTAAACAGTCATTTTGTTTTGGTCGGTTTTTTCTTGCTTGGATCTTGCCATAATTTAGGATTCATTCTACCGTCAGATTGGACCCAACCAATAAAATCTTTTTTGTACAGGTCCCAGTAATAATCAAACATCTCTACTTGTTTAGAAGAGAGTGCAAGATCATATGTTTCTTTTCCATCTACAGTATACGTTACAAGGTAACAAGTATATGGTAGTGTCTTGTCACTTGCTTCTTCTTTAGAACAGTTCTGTTTGAGTACCCTCAAGATCTACCGCCCCATTCAATAGTAGGAAATGCTTCCTTTACTACTGCAAATGTAATACGAAACTTTTTAGTAAGATTGTGGTCCTTGATCAGACAAAGCATTTCTGCTTCAGACTGATGCAGTCCTTCCAAAAGTTGAATGAACATAGTCTCACGTTTTAGTGAAGGCAGTTTATCTGCTCCACCCTTACAGAAGCGATAGAGTCCTCTATATTCTGACTCAAGTCTGGTGTGATCAGTACCAGCAGGGGCATCATTTGCTTTATAGGGGACATCACCAGCTGGAATCATACTGACCACAGTGGTATCATAATTCCAAATCAAAAGTTGGCGAAGAGCAACAGAATCATACTGCCTCAGTAGAATGATCTTTTCCCTTTTTGTTTTAGCGTTGTGAACCTTTTGTAGGACCTCGCTAATCAGCAGTCTATTACTGCTATTCACCATCATTGTTTTTGCCATAATTTACCTCAATTACTCATCGTCATCTTCATCAATGTCTTCTGGTTCATCCAAGAAATCATTGTCTCTAGTTATGTATATGAGCTCATCCCGTAGGATATTCCCATTATCATCTAGCATTTCTGGATGTATAATTGCTTTAGCATAGGCTGCATTGTCAACGTATGCATCGATGTGTGGTTTGATACTCCAGGTTACAAATGAACCTAGAATAAATGCACCAATAACAACTAAAACAACTAGTGCTACTAACATGGGTTCCTCTCCTTACTACCTAAAAAAATTTCTGGAACCACCAACCTCCAATTGGATATACTATGAGTATTTAGATCAGTTTTTGTTCTCTGAGATATTGTACTGTCTCAGTGCATCCACCAATATTCTTACCATCCATAACCACTTGTGGAAATGTAGATCCATTCCCAAATTGCTTGTAAAAATCTTCTCGTTGAAAATTTACGTTGAGGATATACTCATTGTAATTCAAACCTTTACCTGAGAGAACTTGCTTTACCTTTGTACAAAAGGGGCACCCAGGACGTGTGTAAACTGCAAAATTCATAAGTATGAGAAATAAAAAAAGGGCACCCGAAGGTGCCCCGTGTTATCTTGAAGATCAGAAGGAATACTTCACACCCAACTTAGCGCCGTATCCACGGTCAAGATCCTCATCGCCACTACCAACGAAGGAGACTTCACCATAGGCACCCAGAGCATCGGTGAGGGAGACGCCAACGCCTGCCTTACCAGAAGGAACGGTATCGGTCTCGCCGCCGTCAGGAGACACCAGGGTAGCGCCGCCTTGGACGTAGTAAGAAGCACTCTCGCCCAGAGCACCTTCATACCCCAGGTGAAGGTCCGTTGCAGCGCCGTTGTACTCGGATCCCGTCCAACCAGCGTTGGTTTCCACGTTGACGTAGGGTCCAGCGAAAGCGGCACCAGCAGAGACAGAAAGAGCAGCGGTTGCTGCGAATACAGATTTGATCATTTGAAAAATTACCTTTAGTTACTTGCGGAATGGATACCCGCAGATGAATAGGGACTCGACTGTCCCGTGTTGTAAAACTTTACACTTTCGTGCAAGTCCTAATATGTATAAGAGTTTTATCTCTCATCCTGGTCAGTATAGGACGGATCACCGTCTTTGTCAAGTGCTTTCTGTTTCCTGACTGCTCTACCGCTCCAAAATGCCAAGAGGATGATAGCAGCATAGGCAAGAGTGTCGTCAAGCATTACGAGAAAGAAGATGACTGATCCTCCTAGACGAACCCACTCAGGTAGGAACTGTGTACATTTAGTAAATGCTTTGCGGAAAGGTTGTTCAAACTTGAAGTATAGCAACGCTAATGCGGTAACAACGAACTCGCTGTATGGAACAACAAAGTATAATGACAAAAAGATAAAGATAGGCCAGTATTGCCTCTCTGGAATCTTCGCTAAGAGATGAATGTATCTCTTGATAAAATTTTTGATCATAATTTATTCAGTTCATCAATAACAGAATGAAATTTCTTTTTAGTTTTTGGTTTAGGTTTATGAGGAACCATTTGTTGTACAGCTTTCTTCAGAGCATATTCAACCTTGAGTTGATTCATATCCCTCTCAATGGGATTGCCAAGAGCATCTATCAATGCAGCATCTTGGTCTGCATAGAATGTATCTAGGACAACATCATCATCAAACATCTCACGAAGATGTTTTGGAAGCATGTCCTTATCAATCTGAATATCCATTGATTAGTCAGGGGAATGGAGTGAAGGACTCGTCATAACCAACAGCATTATTTGTTGTTGACCAGACTAAATTGCCAACGGTAGCACGACCCTTACGAGTGGAGAAGATCTTGACCTTCGCACTAGTGGTGCCACCAGTAGCAGAGTTAGTATAGGACACATTCCACGTATCGTCAACCGAATAACCGACACCATAGTTTATGATTTGTTTTACTGCCCAGTCAGTAGAGATAGTATAGTTGTTTCCATCGTACCTATTCCTAGGAATGATACCGATCTGTACTTGCATACCCTTAGAAGAATCTGTAGCATTGAATAAGATCTCTGTGCCTACATCAGACTGCTGCCATACACTACTATCATCCTTGAATCCTTCAATAAAATCATTGGTGTATCCTCGTGTGCCTGTAATTACAAGATTGCCATTACTATCAAAAGATGAAAATACACTTGATCCTGTTGCACTAATTTGTTCGCATGTTAGACGACCGTTTTCATCTGATCCACCACCATCATACAAAACAATATACGAATCATTCTGGGTAGTCCCAGGGTTCTGTACGAGGTAACCACCTGCATTATCTACTAGGTTCATCGTATAGGTTCCCGATAATAAATCTTTTCTTACAGTTCTAGATCCAGATTCTTTATTGGTATCCCTAACAAGAGTGATATCCTCATCACCAGACCAAGTAACACTGCTTAGGCACAGTCCTTGTGTAGTTGGATTATCATCATATCTTAGACCAAGTTCTACCTCTGCAACTGTGCCACAAGTAAACGTTACACCCTCACCTGCTGAAGTAGAATCTAAAGTTGTAAGTCTTAGTAATGCATTGCAGTCCTGTGCATCACCATCAAAGAAACAAATTTCAGTATTGTTATTTTGAAGCACAAAACCAGCAGAGTTTGCATTAGATAAAGACACTTGATATGTTCCTTGTGCAACTCTTCTAGTTTCTCTAGCAGATCCTGTGGAGGTTTGGGTATCTTGAGTAAAGGAAATGTTTAGAGCACTGTACGATACTGTACCCAAAGCAGTGCCATAAGTATCTGGATTGTCATCATAAGAAAAATCAAACTGTACTCTACATTGTCCTGTGACAATTATATTTCCATTACTATCGAAGGATGCACCACCAGGTATATTAGATTCAATTATACCTACATCACATGGTATTTGACCAGTGACAATAGAAAAATCTCCCTGATATACCTCAATAGCACATGCTGCAGGAGAATCTTTCCAGAGTGATTGTGGAGTTCCTATTGCATAGTTTTCTATGAACGTAGTAAGGTCGTATTCCCCTGCTTCAATCTCTCTACTAACAACATCGTATTCATCTCCAGAAAAACTAGCACTACCCTCTGCCTCACTAACTAATTCGATAGTAGTTTTATTTGGATCGAAATAATCTAAAAATATCTCACCACGTTTGAAAAACTTATACCTAATTTTGTACGTGTCGGTATCAGGAATAGTAATAGTTGATGTAAAGTATGCTGCGTCACCAGCCTCTCTAGTCTTACCTTCAAAACTACAGATACCTTGAGAGATCCATGCAGATTTTTGAGCAAACTCTTCAGGAAAATTTTCATGACTTACCTGATAAGTTCTAGGAAAGGAACGCACCTGACGATAGACAACGTTACCATCGGTATCAGTGTATGGATCTAATACCTGATCTCCCCATGGTTCTTCACAATAGCTATCTGGTTGAAAAACTTCCCTGTCTCCATCAGGGATTTCAACATCATTATCTGCTGCATCAATTAGTTCTCCATATAAACCAGCACCTGTGAGACCATTGAATGTATCTGTTTCATCCCATTCAAAGAACTTACCATTGAAATAATAGTGACTCCAGTTCCAGTCACCTTTATCAGGTTCTGGATCATCGAATGAAAATGAAGCAGGAATATTATTGATATTACTAGTATCAAAAAATGGAATGTATGATACTGCAACACCAGCAACACTAGGTGCATCAATACCATCTTCAAATTCATCTGTTGAAGGAAGACCTATAGTTGGTGGAGAATCAGGAAGGTTGGTCCAATTAGGTAATGCAGCAGGGAAATTTACAATGTCTGGATATATATCATCTGGATTTAGATCATCTGGATTGCCATCACCTATCGCATTATCGCCAGCAGTGGCAGTAAGCAACGGATCTAGGGTAGGGTCACAAACAGGACCGAAAGGACCGTCAGGGCGATAGTCAGGTGGTTCTACAATCGATACAGGAACCGAAGATGGTCTCTTAGGATCTTGGACTCTAGGATCTGGATATGTTTCCCCGTCATCATCATCGGCGGCAGGTCCATCTAGATCTTGCCTAGGTGTTACGACTTCTGGATTTAGATTTACTGGGACAAAAGGATCACACACAGGACCCATGTCACCAAGAGGACGATATGGTTCTGTTGGACCACTGTATGCAGGTCCACCACCTTCTGGTGGTGCCTGAGGATCTACAACTCTAGGGTCTGATTCTCCAATAGAATCTTCTGGTCCATAAGGACTAGTAGGATCACACACAGGTCCCATAGATCCATTAGGACGATAGTCACCAGGATCATTCCATACAGGAACGTTTACTACTGTCTGACCCTCTAGGTCTACAAGTACCCTTTGAGGAGAAGGAAAAGCAAGTACAAGAGGGTCTGCAAGTATGGGTAATGAGAAGTCGGTAGGCTCTTCAAACGGGTCGCAGACTGGTCCGAAGTCACCGTTTGGACGGTACAACGTCATCTAGAGTTGAGTTATCATATGTCTATACTATATGTATTCACATACCAATACGAAGGTCAAATGCCAATGATACTCTAGGGAGTTTAGAGTTATTAGTTCCAACCCTGTGACGGATCATTGGATGAAAAATAACACATTCTCCATTGCGAGGTTTGTGCTCATAGAAAGTGCTAACATTCATCTTTTCGTTGTCAACAACATCTTCTGCTTGGAATCCACACGTAGGCATGATCTCCATGTCAACATCTTCAAAATATAAATTACCTGAATCCTCTGGTACATCAATAAAGAATGCTCCAGTCAATTGTGATGTAGAACCATGAACATGTCCGATTGCATATCCATGAGGTTCTGTCCAGTTCATCCACTGACAATAGACTGAGATTCCAATGTTCAAATAGATTCCATATGACTCATGACAAGTACGAATAATTTGTTCTTGTACTCTAGCTAGGTGTGGCATCTCTGCACGACCATCACCACATGTGTCACATGATGCTGGCATTGCATTTACTCCTAGACACCATCCTCCATCGAATGCATTGGGAGGAAGAATCTTATCATTTTCATTCTGACCATGGTAGACTTGATTTCTACCATACTCTACGATGTCTTTCTGACATTCTTCTACAAAAGTAGGATCAAAACTACTAGCAATTAGTTTAGGGAAGATATATTTCTGATCTAGTTCGTATGCAATCATAAAAAAAGAGGTCCGAAGACCCCTAGTATATCAATCTTTGTCCTGTTTGTAAAGGTCTTCTAGTCTTTCTCTACTGAGATCGACATACATAACTTCTTCACCTGGTTCAGGTGCTTCAGGATGTTTGGGTTTGGGTTTGGGTGGTTCTGGTGTCATGTTTAGAGACATGATGTTAGACCACATCATTGCAAACGCCGCTCCTCCAATCAGAGAGAAGCATACTCCATAAACAAACAGAAGGTAATGATTCATGTTTCGTCTCCTGTATCTTCTGATCGATTCATAACACGATGAAGGTGCCACTCATACATTTCTTGGGCACGATTCTTATTCCTGCCAATAGATCCTTTGATCCTTTCTTTCCAGATACGCATCATAGTTTCCGAATGAGGCATTTGATTTTCAGACATTTTCACAGAGCGAGATCTCTATATGTATGGATCACAGTGCGTTACCTCTCGGAAGAACTTCTTCTGGGAAGATGAAGTTTTCATGTGGTTGATCAGCAGGTGCCAACCATGCACGAAGTCCTTCATTCAATAGGATGTTTTTGGTGTAGAAGGTCTCAAATTCTGGATCTTCTGCTGCTCTGATCTCCTGACTCACGAAATCGTAAGCACGAAGATTGAGAGCAAGGCCAATAATGCCAATAGAGGATGTCCAAAGACCCATAACAGGCACAAACAACATGAAAAAATGAAGCCAACGCTTGTTAGAAAACGCAATACCGAAGATCTGCGACCAGAAGCGGTTTGCAGTGACCATAGAATAAGTCTCTTCTTCCTGTGTCGAATCAAACGCCTT